ATAACAGGTTCGGTTACTGGTGCTATTACAGGTAATGCTGATACAGCAACAGCATTAGAAACAGCAAGATCAATAGCAGGACAATCATTTGACGGAACAGGTGATATTACAATTGCTGCTACAGATTTATCTGATACAGACCAAAGTTTATCAACTACAGATAATGTATCATTTAATAACTTAACACTTGCTGGTGATTTAACTGTAAACGGAACAACAACTACAGTTAATTCAACTACAATTGAAATAACAAATTCATTTACATTTGAAGGCTCAACAGCTGACGCTAATGAAACAATTTTAGGTGTCGTTGATCCTACAGCAGATAGAACAATTAATTTACCAGACGCTTCAGGTACAATTGTATTAAAAGATACAACTGATACATTGACTAATAAGACTTTAACAAGTCCTATAATTTCATCAATTTCAAATACAGGTACTTTAACATTACCTACATCTACAGACACTTTAGTGGGTAGAGATACGACAGACACTTTAACAAATAAAACTATTAACACTGCTAGTAACACAATTACTATTGTTGAAGCAGATATTTCAGATTTACAATCATATATTTTAGCAGGATCAACAGATACTTTGACAAATAAGACTATTGACGCTGATAACAACACAATTACAAATATTGGTGATAGTGAATTATCTAGTGGTATTAGCGCTACTAAAATAGGTAATGGTGATGTTGACAATACAGAATTGAGTTATTTAAATGGTGTTACAAGCGCCATACAGACACAAATAGATACAAAAGCCTCTACGGCCTTTGCTATTGCTCAAGCCGTTGCTCTTGGATAACACACTATTTTTATTATAAATAGTAGTAAACACTTATAGAGGTTAATAATGGCAACGCCATCAAGTAGAGAAAATTTAAAACAATACGCTTTAAGAGCATTGGGAAAACCCGTTATTGAAATTAACGTGGATGATGACCAATTAGAAGATAGAATAGATGAAGCGTTACAGTATTTTGCTCAATATCACTATGATGCAATTCGTAGAACATATTTAAAATATCAATATACTCAAGCAGATAAAGATAGAATTACATCAACGGCTTCAGAAACGGCCACTAAAAATTCTGTTTCTACAAGTTGGGTTGAAGATAAAAATTATCTGATTGTTCCAGAATCAGTTATTTCAGTAATTAACATATTCCCATTTTCAGATAAAGGTAATCTAAATTTATTTGATGTAAGATACCAATTAAGATTAAATGACCTTTATGATTTTTCTTCAACATCAATTATTAACTATGATGTTGTATTAAGACATTTAGATTTTTTAGATCACGTATTAGTTGGTGAAAAACCATTAAGGTTTAATCAACACGACAACAGATTATATATTGATATGGACTGGTCAAATGATTTACAAGTAGGTGAATATCTAGTAATAGAAGCTTATCGTAAATTAGACCCTACAGTTTATACAGATGTTTACAATGACATTTATTTAAAAAGATATGTTACTGCCTTATTTAAAAAACAATGGGGAGCAAATCTTAGCAAATTTAATGGTGTAACTATGATTGGTGGAGTTTCTTTAAATGGTGGCCAAATATTTTCTGAAGCATTACAAGAAATAGAAAAACTAGAACAAGAAATCAGATCAAGCTACGAATTAAATCCTGCTATGATGATAGGATAATGATATGGCCGTTAACCACTATTTTCAACAAGGTAAGGGCATAGGGAGTTCCGAAGAACAAAGACTTTACGAAGATTTAATTATTGAAGGCCTAAAAATATACGGCCAAGATATTTACTATCTGCCTCGTTCACTTGTCAACCAAGACATAGTTTTAGGTGAAGATACCTTATCCAGATTTAGAACAGCACACGTAGTTGAAATGTATATGGAAACTACTGAAGGCTTTGCTGGCGAACAAGAAATTATTAATAAGTTTGGTTTAGAAATTAGAGAAGACACAACCTTTATGGTTGCTAAAAGAAGATTTGATGAGGCCGTTGATAGTAAGACTGCTTTAATTAAAGAAGGCCGACCAAACGAAGGTGATATACTTTATATGCCTTTAATGAATAGTTTTTTTGAAATACAATTTGTTGAAGATCAGGAACCATTCTTTCAATTAGGCAATTTACCTGTTTATAAATTAAAATGTACTCGTTGGGAATATTCTAGTGAAAGACTTGACACAGGCGTTACAAATATTGATAGTGCTGAAGATCAATACACACTAGATCAGTTAGCACATCAAGTATCTTTAGAGGCTGAAACAGGTTCAATTGTATTAGAAAACGATAGTGTTACAGGTGAAACAAATTATATGTTATTAGAAACATATGCTATACAAACACAATCGCCTTATGCTGATAATTTAGATTTAGATACCGAGGCAGGCTTTGATACGGCTTCTACGGCTGATGATATACTAGACTTTACTGAACGTAACCCATTTGGAGAGGTAGACTTTTAATGTTTGAATATTTTTATAACGAAAGTATGAGAAGAATGACAATTGCCTTTGGCCAATTGTTTAATAACATACAAATTAAAAGAAAAGACTCTAGTGATAATGTAATACAATCTATTAGAGTTCCTTTATCATATGCTCCAAAAGAAAAGTTTTTAGTAAGATTAGATCAACAACCATCTTTAGATGAAAGAGAATTTTCTATTACATTACCTCGTATGTCATTTGAAATATCAGGTATTACATATGACCCTAGTAGAAAATTAAATCGTATTCAAAAATTTAAATCAGTAAAAACGGCCGCTGAAGGCAAGATATTAGATTATAACTATATGCCTGTGCCTTACAATATTTCATACACCTTAAATGTATTTACAGCAACGGCTGAAGGAGGCCTACAAATAGTAGAACAAATATTACCTTTCTTTCAACCAGATTATACTGTGACTGTTAATGCTATACCAAGTTTAAATATCAAAAGAGATGTTCCTATTGTGTTAAATAGTGTAAATTATGATGATAGTTACAATGGTGATTTTACACAAAGAAGAGCAGTTATTTACACACTAGGATTTACTGCCAAAACATATCTATTTGGACCTGCCAAAACTCAAAAAGTGATTAAAGAGGTTCAATCAGATGTACACACCGATACAACTGGTACAGAAAATAGAGAAGTTAGGATTACGGTAACACCAAATCCAACAACGGCCGACGCTGATGATGACTTTGGTTTTACAACAACTATTACAGATTTTACAGATAGTAAAAACTATAACCCAACTACAGGTGAGGACGAATAAATAGTAATATGCCCATTAATAGAGTAGGAACCAAAGGAATAGAAGACGGTGCTGTAGCTACGGCCGATTTAGCGGATAACGTTGTTACAAGTGACAAACTAGGTGATGGCCAAGTTACCAATGCCAAACTAGCAAACACCACAGTTACACTAACTGGTGAATCCATCGCATTAGGTGGTTCAGTATCACTTAATAATAAGTTTGTAGATTGGCAATCTGTGATTACTGCTTCAGGTAGTTCAAACACGGCCGTTTCAGGTCAAGGTTATTTTATAGACACAACATCAGCGGCTCACACAGTTACATTACCTGCTTCAGCAAGTAGAGGAGATTTTATTGCCATTAAAGATTACGCTGGTACATTTGCCACAAACAATCTTACTGTAGGTCGTAACGGACATAATATTCAAGGTGTTGCTAATGATTCTTTAATATCAACCAATCGTGCTAGTTTAGTATTAGTTTATGTAGATAGTACAAAAGGTTGGTTATATTGGGAAGAGCATAATGTGGCCGATTTACAAGTAAATAGTTTTATATCTGCCACAGGTGGTACAATAACAGAATCAGGTGATTTCAAAATACATAGTTTTACTGGTGATGGTTGTTTTGTAGTTTCTACTTTAGGATTAGGTCCTGCTGGTGGTCCTAGTAATGTAGATTATCTTGTTGTTGCTGGTGGTGCTGGAGGTGGTAATCTTTTTGGTGGTGGAGGTGGTGCTGGTGGATATCGTACTACTTTTCCAAGTCCAGGCTGTAACGCAGGTACTTTTCCTATATCATTGACGACATATCCTATTACAGTAGGTGGTGGCGGAGGCGGTGGATCTACTGCCCATAATAATGCACAAG